TCATGGCTTCATAATTTTAAGTAGTTTCTTTTCTAAGGCTGTGCCTTTTATCTTTCGTCTGAGCTCTCTGCTGTTATGCAGCTCACGCAAAAGTATTGCACAAATCATGGCAAAATACTTGTCTTGATCAGTCATTACTTGCTCTCCCATGATTGTATAATATCAGCTAGTAAGTATGTGATGAATGCTATGCCAACAGTATGCCAGTCGTACATCAGTAATAAGATTACTGAAGTCCAAAAGGATAGGCAGCTCCAGCAGTTTAATGGTTTAACATCAGGCAGTTCAAAGGTCATCATTGCTCTTGATATCCCTAGACTCGCTAGTATGAATAGAATATAAATCATTTTTAAATTGGTTTATTGCACCATGAATAACTCTCAGAGATAGATTTGTTTCTGCTTTGATATCTCTATAAGTCATGCCATACAGATGCATCTTGGTTAGTTCTTTACAAAATAGTTCTTGATCATCTTCAGGAGATTTCTGCATGTAGCTATCAAGGTAACATTGATATTCTGATAGGTCATCATCTTCTGTCTCTTTGAAGGCAACATCTGTCTCGAATGGGAGCAGACGTATTGGGGGATTGAATTTCTTGTTGAATTCACTACCAGGCCATTTCCACTGATTGTATGCAAACCTTGCAAATGTTCTTGGAAGATCGGCCTCTTGGATCTCGTACTGACTGAGTATGATGAACACATCTGAGACAAGGTCACGATATAGCTCTGAGCCTCCAGTGATCTTGATAGCGATATTGTATGCCTCCTTATTCCAAAACACATCCCGAAGTTATTAAATATTTGAATACCTCATTGATAAACTGCTCTGATACTGGCTTGCTATTACAAAACCGCCACAGCTTTGCATAGTTCAAATCACTATCTTCTGACAGATGAGTCAGCTTGTAACGATTGGAGAGCCTCTTTTGAAGCTCTCCTCTCATCCAATCACTTAGGCTCACATCAGAAGGGAAGGTCATCTTCGAATTCATCTGCTGCTTTTATTTTATCAGTTGTATTCTGCAATACTGGAGCTGGTGCTGGTGCCACATAAGGCTCTTTGATTGCAGCACTCATGTACTTAACTCCTGATTGAGCTGTCTTCACCCATAGTGAGATCTCAAGTTCCTTACCTTCTACATTGATCTTGCCTCTGTAGTCAGGCTGATTGTCGGCAGTCTTCTTGTCATTCTTGAAGATTGTTCCGGTGTTTGGTTTCTGTTCCATACTTATTTGTTTCTATAGATTAAATTAATTACCAGTACCCATAAATTTTCTCCTGGTCTCCAAGTCCTCAAGGATTTGATCCAGCTTCGCAGACACCTCATGATATTCCTCATTTGTCAAAGGTATTAAAGAAATTTGAGTAAAGTAAACCCTCCAATACATTGATTCAGACTTGATATCATACACATGCTCTTGTATTACTTCCATCACTTATTATTTAGCTTGTTAATATACTGCACATAAAACTCTGATGCATGTCTGAGTCTCTCCAGCATTGCCAGCTCAAGCTCAATGTCACGTTCATATCTGATAACTGTGATACGTTTTGCTGCATCAATATGGTCCACTCTATGCAGAGACATATTATCCCACTGATTAAGTAGTCCAAAATCATTGTTTGGATCTGTAGATACCATGCAGTAGATGAGTTCAAATGATGGCCTATCATACAGATACATGTAGGCTCTGCCTTGCCATTCATAAAGTGACTCATCACCATCCTCTGCTGTTGCTGGCCATGTCTCTAATGACCAAGATGTCTTGATGTCAATGATGGTATCATCCAGTAGGATGTCGCACTCACCAGTCATCAGCTCAGTCTCTAGTCTGACCTTGTTCTTTTTGTAGTCAGTGAATCTGACTGCATTGACTAGATCAATACTGTCTTGCTCTTGCTCAATGCCCTTGATAATGTACTTGTTATTCAGCTCAATATTGTAGCCGTAAAAGTCTTGCTTTGCAATTGACTTGATATAACTCTTTGCTGTTTCTGATAGGACCTCTGACTTGCTTCTAGCGTTTGTCATGATCTTCCCTATGCTTGATGGATGCCATTTCATATTTCAAATTTTTGTTTGATGTAATCTTCTGAATTATCATAACCTTCTGACTTGTACTTGCCATCAATGTAGGCTGTCATTATCTCCAGCTTGGCTTTTTGATAGAAGTTCTTAATCCATTGGTCCTTCATGTAGTCAGTTAGATTTGTCCAATCTTCACTCTTGATAAACTCTGCCATCTGTTGTATTGCCATTGGTCTCATAGTTTTGCCTCCTGATCTTTAGTTAATAGATAATTTGTTCTCAACTCCTCAGCTGTATATTCACCTCTTGCAATCTTAGCCAGTGCTCTGCCAAATGCCTCATCTGTAAGTGATGTCTTAGCTGCTGCCTTTGGCTCTTCAGTTGCCTTAGCTGCTGCCTTGCCATCATCATCTGTTGCGGCCAATGATAGGATGCTGGTCAATGTATATCTGCGATAGTAACTGATCGCACTACCAAGCTGCTGGGGATTCTGTAGGTCAGGCAGTTTCATCATTGATTCTACATGCTCACCAGTGTCCACATCTATGATCTTTGTATAGACCATTTGGTCAATGATAGGCTGCATGATGATCAGTCCATTCTCCATCAGTATACTCTCACATGCATCTAGTACAGCGTTGAGATCTGCGTATCTTGAATGATGTGACTGAGCATTCTTGTGGACCTTGCCTATTGCCATCTTTGCGTTATGCAGTTTTTTGTACATAGGTACTGGAGCTGCACTCTCCTTTTCTTTAACTGTTGCCATAATTTGTGGTATTAAATTTTAACAAATATAATTATTATTTCGATATAAACAAATCAAACCATTGAATAAAATCATCAAATGACTTAACTATTAGATATGTTCCTCCAGCTTTCTCTATCATTTCTTGATATCTTATCTGTGCTTCAGACTGTCTATCCTTGCCGTATTTTATTTCTATCTTAACTGATCTGCCATTGATTGTGGCTGATATGTCAGCTGATCCCTTTGTACCAGTTCCTTTGGTCCACTTCCCTGGCATCTGTCTTGTTCCCTCACCTACCTTCAGCTTAGCTCCTTGCCTCCACATTCCAGTAGTATTGATTCTTTCAGCTTGATAGCCTGATAAGTTGATAAATGACACCACTGATTTGGTCAGAGCATTGGCTGATGAATCGGCCCATTTAGTTTTAGCCAGTGCGAATTCAGGCATTGATGGATATTTCTCTTTGAGATGTGCTGTCTCAAGATCAATGAGTCTTTGTTTATTTTCCTTGTTCATAGATTCTATCTAGTGTTAATGTTTTACCTGGTGCCATAGTTGTATCCCTTGCCCAGTCTTGTGCGTTTACAAATGTAAATTTATGCTCTTCAGCTGGTACTACTTTCTTCTGCTCTGACAATTTGCTAATGAATAGTGCAAAGATTGCGGACCATGCTAGAATCATGATGATTGATATGATGTTAGTTTTCATGGTTTATAGTTTTTAATTTCATTAATTCTAATTCTTTGCTCCTCCATTCCGATCTTAAGTTGCTGCAAAATGTCCTGATACTTTGTTGTTTCTGCTGGTCTATGGCATTCAATTGTGCTATATTCTTTTGCTTGGAGCTCAATTCTTTCTCTGATGTCTGATAGAGCTCTTGTGCCGTTTTGAATTCTTGTATTAAGTTGTTCAATATCTCTTGCTCCAGTAATAGTATCTCTTTTATGCTGTTGATTTCCCTCATCATCTATGTAAATTTTAAAGGTTAATATTTGATTTTGATTGATAAATTCTTGTTTTACATCACTTATGTCACATGTCTTAATAACCTCAACAATGCAATCAGTACCATCTATTAGTTTTCCTTTTACATCAGCTCTAAAAAGACTGCCATCTAAAACAATTTCAGGCCTAGCATCTTCAATGTAGACCTTATGATGTTTATATATTAGATATTTATTTTTAATTACATCACCTTTAAATTGCTTGTGCTCAAAGCTCTCGCCAATAAAATTTGAATAGTCATATACTACACCATTTAAAATAAAGCTAGACTCTTGACTCAACCTCCAATGAACATCTTTTTTTGTACCCTTAAAGACATTGATAAATTTTATTTGTTTATCAGGCAATGCATACCAATCTTTAATTTTTAAATTTATAGCATCATATATACTTACATGATTGTTATTTTCATCATAAGCATAAGGCCATTTGTTTATACTTTCAGCGATCATATTGTATATTAAAAAGGTGCTTTATCAATTGTTTGTAAATTATCCCATTCAGATTCTTTCTTTTGCTCAGTCACATATTCAATGTAAGGAATGGAGCCATTCTGTTTGCCAGCATCTACTCTTGTAAGTTTGCCTTTCTTAACAAGATAATCTCCATACTTTCTGATTCTGCCTGATGTATACTTCTGACTAAACTTTCTGTAAGTAGGATACTGATCACAGAATTTTTCAAACATATCCTTGAGAATCATTCTCTCATTGAATTTCATGTTATCATTTATCCAGCTGTAGAAGTCATGACCTATCTCAGACATCAATCTCTTCTCATCCAGGTTAACTGATGCATAGTTGACAATGCCATTCTTTAAATAATACTGAATGCATTCAATCATGAAGTTGTCAAACTTGCTCCATTCTTGCTCATCCCAATCATAGAATAGATTACGGCCAAAGTCATGGAATGGTGTGAAGGTCTTGTCATAGTGATTGTGTAGTTCTATTTCAAACTTTCTACGTTCATGTGAATTCCCTTCACCTTTCAATACATAGTTTGTTGGGATTGCAATCTTTGGTGTTCTGTCCTTCTCAATAAAGAATTCATCCTTGTTTTTCTTGTTGACTGGCATCCCATCAGTGACAATTGAGAAGAGCTTTTCAAAGTCAAAGTTTTCATTTACATCATCAAAGATGAGTATCTGAGTATCAAGACTTACTCGTTGAAATGCAAAGTCCTTAGATGGATCAAAGTTTTTTCCGTTGATGGTGCATGTATTTTTAAACTTACTTAGTGCTTCAGTGATTATTCCCTTTCCAGTACCTCCTTGTGGATTATCAGAGATATCCTCATCATTTAAGATAATGGCTGGAGAGTAATATGGATTCTTATAAGTATGCAGCATGTAACCTATCACAGATCTGAATGAATCATATCTATCTTGAGTCTTACTGATGTTAAAAATAAACTGTTGAAAGTCACATTTGCTGCTAGACTTTTTGTAAACTCTATCAATTACTTGCTTATCCCAAACATGCTGAATGAAGTCAACATATTGCTTTTCTTCTACTGACTTGGCTGTGATCTCTACTAGACAATTTTTATAGAATAGATATGCCTTATCTTTGACATCTCTAATAAAGTCCACATCCTTTGCCTTCATGTAGCTTAGAAAGTCACGTTTAAAATACTTGGTGACTGATGCCATGAAGTCAAATACTACATGATCACCTTGCTTCTCAACATGATCCAGTACAAAGTCTTTGATTAGATCCTCATTGATTTCTTTTACAAAGTTATTCTCAACCTTAACAAACAGATATGACAGCTCTGAATTTTGATACTTAAAGAATCCATTTTCTGCTAGAAAATCTCTGTACAAAGTAGGTGATAGTGTGACTCGGCCCTTATCATTTTTCCTCCAAAAGTTTTTTAATTCACTTTCAGCCTTATCCATGATTATCTCAACCTCATCATCAGAGTATTCTTTGAGCTTTGACTTTATTGTCTTAGGCTTTTCACCTTGTTTTAGTTCATTTTTAACATAGTTGATAATCTCTTTGTCCTCAAATTGTGACGTACCAAAGGCTCCCTTATCTCTATATCCTGACTTTATGCATTGCAGTAGCTCATCCCTTCCCAGTACATCAATGTAATTGTTGAGAATATATGTTTCACATTCACTTTGCTGGATGCCATATCTGTTGAATGCTGATGCCAGGTTAAAAAAGCTATTGTTTCTGTTGCCTTCTGTTGGCTGGTACTTTGAGTCAAACCACTTTTGTATATTTTGAATGATCTTATTTGTTGACCTCATTGGTATTGTGGCCACATAGTTGGTATCAATATCCTCAACCTCTTCAATGATGCTTTGATATACCTCACTGTTGTTGTTGACATAGATGTCAGGATCATAGGAATCAAAACAATTCCTTGAGATATTGATGGAGCTGTTATCCCAATACTCAGAATCAAAGTGCTGCTTCAAAGATAGAAAGTGCTTTCTGTGATTCTCAATTACATCTGTAATCTTCACCACTACTTTCAATCCTTTGCCTGATGGTGATGTAAACAGAATGTAAGTGTAAGGATCTGCACATAGCTTTGCTCTATGCTCTGCCATCACCTCATCATTGGGATACTTGTCAAAGTCTAAGCATATCAGTCCGCTGTGAGTCTTAATGCCAGCATCATTGCCATACTCAAAGATTCCTGACCATCTGTATACTGGCAGTTTGTTTTTCTCAATGGTATATTCATCCTTGCTTAAAGTCCGCATTTTTATAATACGATCTCTATACCTACTATTTTTTATCCTTTCAATGGCAGTTTCTACAGTGATGTAGTTCTTGTCAAATGTTTGTTGTACTGATTTGTATATTGAGATCATATTTCACAAGGTATGTTAAATGAAAAGGCCCCTTCAGCTTTCGTGATGCAGCACTACTCGCCAAAAGAGCCTTTAATAAGTTCTTCAAATCCTCTGCATAGGACATTGCAAATGTAAAACAAATATTTATATCCGATAACACATCCGATTTATTTTTATACATCCGATTTACTGCCGATTTATTTTGCTTGTAACTATTTGATAATCAAGCAACAGCCGATAATCCGATTTATTTTGCCATTTTTTGAAAAAAAAGTTTTTTATCATATTTTAAAATAAATAAATATATATAGAATAGGAGCTGATGTAATCGGCAATCAGATTATTCATACAGCTGCACCCATTCTGTGAGCTTAGCAATGAAGTCATAGTCCTCTAGGATCACCAGTCCAGCTGGACATTTCTCAATGGGGCAATCAAAATCTTCTCTGAGCATGAATATATCTTTCTCAATGGATGACTGGCTGTAATTATCGGATAGGATATGATTTATCCTGGTGTGCAGTCTTGCAATTGTGTAAGGCCTTTGTTGAAGGCAATATACAATACATGACATTCGTCTTAATTTGTTCCTCATATCAATTCTTTTAAGTCCTCCTTAGTAATGTATCCACTCCTATCGATAAAGTGGCTAGAATCGTCTGTATTGAGCTTCAGCGTCAATGTAATCATATTGCCTGATACATGGTCAACACACATCCACACTTTGTCCTCTTCTATTTGTAGCAGATAATCTTCATGCAGTTCCTTGTGCAGCTCATTGATTGTCTTTAGATATTCATAGTCTTTGGCCCTCATCCAAATGTTATGCTGCTTTAGTCCATGCAATACAGAACAGTGATCCATTCCAAACATCTTTCCAATGGCATCAAGGCTGTGCCATCTTCTAAGCTCTGACCATAAATAATAACGCTTATACACCAGCTCTCTCTTTCTGTTTCTTACTTTCAAACCATGCTTCTCAGCTAGATCCATAATCATTGATGTGTTCATAGCTCTTCAATTTTATATCCCCATGCAATGTATTGCTCTAATGTATCAAGCTCATCAGCTGGATGATCATACCCCTCTTGTCTTAAATAGCCATTAGCATCTTGATAACAATACCACCATGTGCCACCATCAGGCTCCACAGAATCCTCTAGCCAAACTCTATATTTTTTGAATGGCACCATGGCCCATTTAAGTCCAGCTTCAGTAGATCCATTGTATAGCTTTAAATATTTTGCCACGTTGTTGGTGTATATTATTTTCTGCAGCACTCTGCCATCAGGATGATTGAATGTAAATTTTACTGGTATTCGTTTAGTTGCTTTCTTCATTTTAAATCAGTGATATCGTTAAACCATATACTTATATTTTTACCATTACTCATATGTTCAACAACAACCTCAAGAAAATTTTTAAGATTATCATAATCTTTTAATGATAATTGTTTGACTGTCTGAGTTGTGAATATTTGTTCAAAATAATGAACTCCATTTCTTATGTCGAAATGTTCTTCTTGTATTTTCATATCTCTTGTACTGCTTTAATTAATGGCGGCCACATGTCAGCCTTCTTGATTGCATCCTCTCTGCTGTTAGCTTGCAGCACTCTATAGGCATCTTGCCATTTAGATTTGCTGTTTAGCTTGAATTTATATGTGATCTTCCAGGTCTTCATTTCTTTTTGCTTTTATCTTGTAAATAATTATCATGATTGCTGTCCAGGCTAATGCTACATAAACACCTACCCATTCAAACCAATGCCATACACCCCACCAAAATAATAGTGTAGTGGCTGCCATGACAAATAATACTATTGCTGTTTTC